CCAGCATCTGAGCTTCCACAGTCGATCCTAGGCGCATTGAATTACTCCGTAGATGGTATCAACAAAGTATTAGGGTTCTACGATGCTAATCTTGGAAAGCAAGGTAACGAAACCTCTGGCGTTGCTATTGAGAACCGTGCAACGCAAGGAAACCTCAGCGCATTTGTGTTCTTTGACAATATGAATCAAGCAATAGCCCAAGGTGGCAAGGTCGTATTGAGCCTCATGCCAGCAATTTACGGCGATGAACGTAGTGTAATCTTGTCAAACGCTGCTGGCGAGTCACGTCCTGCCATGCTGAATAAACGAAAACCTGACGGCAGCGTAGAAAACCCAATACTAAATGGTGACTATGACGTTGAAATAAGTGCAGCGCCATCATTTGCAGTACAGAAAGCGCAAGCCTTGGAAATGTTTGTGAAGTTAGCTCAAACAAATCCATCAATATTCCCATTGGTTGCTGACTTGATAGCCAAGAACTTAGACATTGAAGACCAACATCGTGTGATTAAGCGCTTTGAAAAGCTAGTACCACCAGCAATACTGGCAGAAGAACGTGGGGAAGAACCACCCCCATCACCACCAAATCCACAAGAACAAATGATGCAGATGCAACAAGAGATTGCAAAGAAACAACTCGAGGAACGCGCAGAAGAACTGAAAATACGTCAAGAAAAACATGAACTTGACAAGGTTAAGCTGGCAATGGATGCACGCGAGCTACAAGAGAAACTTAAAGACAGTCAACACAGTAGAGAGACGGAACTACACAAAGCAGACTTAGATTTTACTGCTAAAATTGCATCAATAATTAAGGATTTGCACAAGTAAATATCACTGTGTATAATATTTGATAATATGTGAGATAGTCGCAAATTTAATTTGCTGGGTTTCGTAGTGATCCGAAAACTACTGGGTTCATAGTAAACCGTAAACTAGTGAGAGAGGCGATAAAGATGATGAGAAATGAAGAAGTAAACGTATTAGCAGCAAATGGTGACCAACCAGAAGTTGCAGAGGAAATTGTTGAGCAGTCAGATGCTCCAGAAGGCGAAGCAGAAACACCAAAGGAAAATACCCCTGACAGTGTTAAGAAACGGCTAGGCCAACAGGAGAAGAAGCATAAGCGCGAGATGCGTTCCATGCAAGATCAACTGTCGCAGATGCAGCAATACATTATGTCCCAGCAACATAACGCTGGCCAGACACAGGGTAATGCCGAGCACGAAGCGATGCAACAGCCTCCACAACAACAAATGGTTGACCCAATGCGGCAACTCGAAATGCAGCGTCTTGAAGAGGACTTTAAACAAGACCTTGAACGCGCATCAGACAAGTACGAAGACTTCGACGACATCGTGCAAGACCATAGATTGCCGTTTACGAATTCTGTTAGAGAGGTGTTAAAAATCCTCGATAACCCGGGTGATGTTGTATATGCACTTGGCAAGAACCGTGACGAACTCTATAGAATTGCTGGCCTTTCTCAACATGCGCAGGCCAAGGAGCTGCATAAGCTTTCCAAGGCTCTGACAATGAAGGAAAAGACTGCGCCAAAAGTGCAGCCTAAAGTGATGGGACAGATCAAGGGTAATTCATCTGGAACTAAAAGCCCCAGTGACAAACCGACTGTTTCCGACTTTAGAAAAATGTTGAGGAATGGCGGTAAGTAGCACTTTCACTAATAGTTATTAAAGTCTGCTGCCGGTCAAACCTCTAGTATTTTATACATGGAGATCGGCAAGCATGGCTAACCAATTAATCACTACTGACCTAGTATCAAACTATGCTCTAGCAGCATTTGCAAACGCAGCACCGTTTATTATGACAAGTAACCGTTCGTATGAAGGTGACTTTAACGGAGCTGGCTACAAAATTGGCGACACATTACGTGTACGCAGACAAAATCAATATCTAGTAGGTGACGGTGCGGTTGCATCACCACAAAACATCCTAGAAACTGTTGAATCTTTGACCATTAATCACCAATATCACACGATGATCTCTTACACAGTGCAAGATTTGCAATTGCGTATTGAAGATTTCGGACGTATTTTCATTAAACCAGCGATTCAAAACATCGTATCGCAAATGGAATCGGATATTGCTGCATTAGCTGTTCAACAATTGAACTTCTTCACAGGCTCGACAGCATCGTCAGTTAACAGCTTCTCTTCTGTTGACAAAGCGGGATCTAAGCTTTTAAGTCAGTCAGTCAATTTGTCAGATGATGCTTACTTAGCATTGTCATTGAAAGACGCTTCTGATCTTAAAGCATCTTTGCTGAACCAATTCCTGCCGATGACCAACGAAGACGTAGCTCGTAACACTGCATTGGGTCACTTGTCATACTTTGACATTTTCCAATCTCAGTTAATTGCTACCCATCAAGCTGGTGCAGGCGCAACATTGCATGCTGGCGATGTATTGACTGTCAACGGTGCTGTCGCTTCTGGTAACACAATCGTGCTTGCTGGTGCAACTGCGTCTGTAGCTAACTATTTCTTACCGGGCGACTTGATTCAAATCGCAGGCGTGAATAGCGTTACACCAATTGGACGTTTAGACAATGGTTACAACATGCAATTTGTTGTGCAACAAGCGGCTTCATCAAGTGCTGGCGGCGCAGTAACATTGACGGTATCACCTGCAATTATCAGTGATACAGCTAACCCATTGCGTAACGTAACGAACCCAGTGCCAAACGGTGCAATTGTTACTAATATCGCATCACATCGTTGCAACATTGCATATCCACAGCGCGCTTTAGATATCGTCGTACCACCATTGTACAAACTTGTAGTGCCTGAGGTTTATACAGCGATTGACGAAGAAACTGGCTTGTCATTGACGATTACCCAAGCAGGTGACGTGCCAAGTTATCAAAACTACATGCGTATTGACGTTTTGTGTGGATTTATGTGGCACCCACAATATGCAGTGAAAGTTATTTCATCAACTGCACCGTAATAGTAGGTGATTATGATTAATTGCATATATCACAGTACGTTGGCAATGATAGTCGTAGACGACGATGAGTACGAACGACTATTAAAGACCGGTGAATGGTTTAAACATCCGAAAGATGCCGAGAAGGCAAAGGAGCAAAAAGATGAACAAAAATGCATTAAGAAACGCAGAAGCAGGGGTAGTGAACAAGATGCGAGCACGTAGCGAAGCAGAACATGCTGAAGCTAACGCATTTGTTAAGAAGCACCAAGCAGAAATTAAAGCTAAGTTTGGCGGCAATCCACGTATGCCACAAGAAGCGATGAATACAGACGCTTACATGTGTAATACAGGGAAATCAGCTGGCGAAACAGCGATGAAACTTGCTAAAGGCTTAGACGCAAAAGCGTTCCCTGTACGTAAGTAGTAGTAGTTAGTTTGTAAAAAACGGAGCATAACTATGCCACAGATTTTGAGAACGGTTAACGACCTAATTTTGCAATCTCTATATATGAGTGGAGAATTAGGAGTCGGTGAAACACCAGATTCATTTATGGTGACTACTTCACTGTACTGTTTAAATGACATGCTTAACCAGTTCTCATCATCTAGCATCTATGTGCCGTTTTTGACGAAAATCAATTTTACGATGGCTCCAAATCAGCAAACGTACTCTATCTCTGATATTGCACCTGCCGACATTGTGAGCAATCGTATTCTTGATTTAACATTTGCTAACTTTACAGTGCAAGACTCACTTATATATCCATTGCGAATCATCAACAAAGCACAGTTCTACGACATCACTAGGCTTAACAATCTTGTTGCTAGACCATCTATGATATTTTTAGATATACAGGCTACAGAAAGCTTTGTGACGTTCTACCCTATTCCAGATCAGTCATATCCGTGCGAAATACATGTTAAGCAATACATTAACAGTATGATTAATCAGGATGTGATGGAAGTATTTGTAGCCCCATATTTTGAACGTTTTTTGCGCTACGCTCTAACACGTGAGCTTAAAATGTTCTACCCATCTGCCAACTGGACACAAGAAGCAGAGCAAGATTATCAACGAATGTTTGATGACTTGAAGGCTAAGAATGAAACCGACCTTACGATCAGGCCGTCAGTAATCATGGTTTCGCCACAGTTGTATTACTGGCAAAACATATTGTCTTATTAGGTGATATATGCCGAGAGAGTCATTTGAGGTATGTGGTAGTTTTAACAACCAGCGTATTGGCGAGTTAGACTCAGAACGTACTATTAACATGTTCGAATTTATAGACCCTGATGGAAAGAAACCAAAGTCATTGTTTCCTACTGCTGGAATTTTGACACAAATTTCATTGCCTGCAATCGGTGCCATTCGTGCGATGTTTGTTTTCGGTAAGACACCAGCTACAAGCAAGCTATATGTTGTATGCGACAGTAAGTTTTATGAAATAAATTCATCATTTGTAGCAGTTGAGAAAGGTACGCTATCAACGTCCTCTGGTTATTGCGCAATAGACGCCAACACATTCCAAATAATTATTGTAGATGGACAAAATGGGTACATTTATGATACTAATACAGGTTTATTCACCACTATTACTGACAGTAATTTTCCAGCTAGACCAATAGACGTTACGGCGTTTGATAATTACTTTGTTGTTGCTGCGGGTGAAACCAATACATTTTATGTATCTGAAAACAACCAGGGTCTCGTATGGGGACTTTTAAGCACTTTATTCACGATTGCCGCACCCCCCACTGACACTTTAATATTAACTGTACCTACCGTTTACCAAACCGGTACGCCTGTTACGGTCACTGGTGCTACTTTACCATCACCATTGGTTGCAGGGACTATTTACTACGCGATATTTGTTGATAGTACGCATATAAAGCTGTCATTAGTCGCCAACGGTACGCCGATTATCATGACAACCGCTGGCGTTGCACCGTTTACCGTCACAAATAATGGTCAATTACAAACAGCTAATGTCACAACACACCCGGGTAATATCGTAGCATGCAGGACGTTACATAGAAGATTATTCCTGTTCACCAGCACATATACCGAGATATGGGAAAACGCAGGTGCTGCTAACTTCCCATTCAGACGTAATAACGCGTTCTTGATCGAGCTAGGAACCGTTGGCGCGCAGAGCATTAAGACTGGCTTTGACCGCATGTTCTTTCTTTCCCAAGACCGTGACGGTTTAGGCGCAGTAATGATGGTAACGGGTGTACAAGCCATCCCGATATCCAACACTGCATTGGACTTTCAATTACAAAACTACAATAACCCATCTAGCTGCGACGTAGCGCTATATCGTGAAAACGGTATTATATTCTACAGACTCAATTTCACAGAAGATAATCACACATATGTATATAATGTGAGCATGTCTACTCAGCAAAACCCAATGTGGCACGAAGAACAGATGCTCAATGGTAATCGTCACGTAACAGGTGTTAATGCTAACTTTATTGGCGCCAACTATTTTGGACATTACAGCAAAAACGTTATTTACTACTCAGACGATAGTTTGGTAACAAATGACAATGAAGCAATCCCACGAATCAGAATCACCAAAGACTTAGTTAGACCAGATTACCGTGGCATACGTATAAATCGTATGCAACTAGATCTATTACAAGGTGTTGTTGATGATGTAGGAATAAACGAAGCGCCAGTCGTATTTATGTCTGTTTCAAAAGACGGTGGTGTAACGTATGGCGCCAAGCTACCAGCATTGATGGGCAAGCTAGGTGAGCGCAAAGCACGCACTGTATGGCGTAAAGTGGCTACATTTAGACGTGACAACGGTATTGTGCTTAAGTTTGAATGTTATAATAAGATCAAGTTTGCCATATTTGGAGCAGCTTGGGATTATTCAGAACTACCGGAGTAAGTAACACGATGGAAGACTTTAACCAGCCGCCAGTGTATGACCCAGTAACAGAAGACGGCGCATTAATGTCAGACGTTATGCAGATATGGATAGCTGAGCATGTGCAGACATTAATCGGTTATTTAACAACTTTAGGGATATTCATGCCGCGTATCACAACTGCAACACGTGATAGCATAAACATCCCAACAAATGGTACTATTATATACAATACAACGGTTGATGCTCCGCAAATATATCAAGGCGGGATATGGAAGACCTTCACTACAGTTTAAGGATGAAAGAATATGGGATTTGATCTTGGTGGTATTTTTGACCCGTTTGATATGATGGGCAAAGTTGGAGGTATTCTAGGCGGCAATCAAAGCGCTGGCTACGACAAAGCTTCCAAACAAATGGAAGAGTACATGCGCAAAGCTAATGAAGCCTATCAACCATTCTTAAATGCTGGACAAGGCGCTATTCCACAATTCCAAGACTGGATGAAACAATACCAAGACCCAAATAAGTTCATGGAGAACGCATTTAGCAAATATCAAATGTCTCCCGGAGCAATGAACCAAATGAATCAAGCTCAACGTGCAGCAGGAAATGCAGCTTCATCTAGTGGCCTCTCTGGGTCTACAGCGCATATGCGTGAAGCTGGAAACATTGCAAGCCAAGCCACCAGCAATGATATGCAGCAATATCTTAAAAACATCCTAGGCATTGGCGGACAATATGGCCAAGGTCTAAATACTCTTATGGGTCATGGTATGGGTGCAGCAGGCGGTATGTCCGGTAATTATGGAAACATGGGTAGCAACTTAGCAAATATGTACGGCGGTGGCGCAGCGGCTAACCAAAACCAAATGAACCAGCTATTAGGCATGGGAATGAATTTATTACCGTTTTTATTTTAGGTGACTAATATGGGATTAGACGTACGATCTCCGATAGACTTTATGCACAGCAATCAGCAACTCATCGATCAAATGATGCAGTCACGATTGAACCGTCTATACGCTGAACCAGAACGCCAAGCATCGTTGCAACATTCTAACCAATTGAATCAATTCTACCCGTTGCAGCAAGCTATATCAGCACAGAACGCACTTAGCTACCAGAATATGCGCGGCAATCCTTCTAGTGACTATTTACGTGCCATTGCTAATATGCCATCCAAGCAACGTGAAACTTATCTATCATACCCAGAAAACCAAAATACATATCAAGGTATGATTAACATGGCTCAACAAAAGATGCAAAATGGCAACCAAAATGTTAATTTCTTAAATCCTCAAATGATCAATAAGCTATTTGAAAGCAATCTTGGTGGTGGAATGGGCTCACCTAATAATATGGGCGGCATGGGTGGTATGCAACAACAACCACAAATGCCTATGCAGCCTCCACAACAGCAGATGCCACAGCAGATGCCACAGCAGATGCCACAGCAGATGCCACAGCAGATGCCACAGCAGATGCCACAGCAGATGCCACAGCAGATGCCAGATATGGGTAACGGCGAATTACCTGCACCAGAACAAGTGCCAGAACAAGTTACAGCGCAGCCTTCTATGCCAGTTGCACCAGTTGCAGCACCAAAACCTGTTGCACCTCAAAAACCTGTTGTGGATAAAGTTTCAACTATCCCTGCATCGTTAGAAAATGCTCATGAAGCTCTGCCAAAGTTAACATCTGTTCCGGTTGAAATTGCTATGCAAGATGCTGAAAATGACAAGCATATTGATAATAATCTGAAGCAACGTAAGACAGGTGCGATTGTTATTGATAAATTTCTTACAGACAATCGTCAGCAAATTAACAAGTCGATAAAATCTGCGTCAAAGTATTCATCATTTTGGGGTATGGGACGAAAGAAACGAGATGAATTTCTATCAAGCATCATGGACAAAGACCCTGAAGGTTATACAGATTTGAAATGGTATGAAACTGCGTTCGTGCCACATATGTCAAACGGCATAAAAGTTATGGAAAAATTGGGTTCTACAAATTCTCAGCGCGAAGAACTTCATGAGATGTCAGACTCAATACATAGCCCTAAACTTAATAGCAAACAGGCGATTGATTTGTTCAACAAACAAATTCGTACAGTATTTGACCTATCTGATTCTGTCATTAAAGCATCTGAACCAATACATAAAGGTGTTATACGTAATATGTATGACATGCCAAGATTTACTGGCGACTATATTACCACCACACCAAAAGGTATGAAGACCTATAGCGAACGTCTTGGTGAACCTGTTTCAGACCTGATATCTAGTGGAAAGCTCACGAAAGAGTACTATTTGTCATTACCACCAGAACAACAAGCCGCTATTAGAAAGCAGATGGGGGCTAAATAATGGCTAATAAAGCATTAACACTGGCAGACTTGGACGCATGGGAAGCTGAGGGCAAACAAGAGCCAAAAGTTTATAAAGAACCTACACTAGCAGACTTAGACGCATGGGACAAAGAAGCGCAACAAAAAACAAAGCCAGCTGCTCAACAACCAGCGATACCGTCATATCGAGACGAACCATGGCGTTATGGCCAAGGTCAAATGTCGCCAATGAATCCAAAAGCTATTACTGATCTATCCAAAGGGGTAGCCCAAGGTGCATATGATATCGTTCCCGGATTAGAACGCAGACAAATAGGCAATGAAAGCATTGGTTCAGAAATTGGAAAAGGCATAACAAATACATTGTCTATGTTTCTGCCCGGCAAAGCATTGACTGGCGCAGGTAAGCTTGCAGAACTTGTACCCGGATTAAACAAATTATTTGGTGGTATTCGCAAAGCTGCTGAAACAAACAAGTTATTGTCTGGTTTAGGAAAAACAGCTAGAGCAGCTACAGAAGGCGCACTTGGTAGCGCAATGATAACCCCAGAAAACAGACTGCAAGCAGCTGAGATTGGCTCACCATTAAACGTACTCACCCAAGGAACTATAGGCGCTGCAACCTCAAGAAATCCATTTATTAATACACTTGCACGAACAGCATTAGGTGGTGCAGCTGGTGCAGGTATTGGCTCTATGACTCCGTACGGGGCTTTAAAAGGTGCGGAATATGGTGCTGGTGCAGGAGCATTTGCACCTGTCGCAGCTAAAATGTTGGGAATATCAAGATTACCACCCGGACAAGAAGTACTAAATTATCTAAAACCTGAAGACGTGAAGCAACGTTTTGAAGCAGGTTTACGTACTGGCAGAGTATTGACTCCATCAGAAGCAAGCGGAGTTGGCAGACAAGCAGCCCCAGAGGCAAGTTATGCACGTGGCGGAGAAGCAGCAATAGAAAAAAGTAAAATTGCTGAAGCTAATGTTGTAAAAGAAAAACAACAAATTAAACGTGTATTGAATAGTATTTATGACAGATCAACAGCATCAGACAAAAATATACGCGATATGTATGAAAAAGCTTATAAATGGAACGCAAAACCAGAAATAATTGCTAAAGCAAAAGAAGACCCAATTATAGAGTCAGCATTTAATGCTGTACAAAATGACAAAGCATGGCGACGAAAATTGCAAGATACCCCAGAAAACAACCTAGCGTACATGGATAAAGTCAAAAAAGTAATACAGGATGAAGAAGGTAAATTGTTGCGAGCAGGTGAAAAAGAAAAAGCAAAAGAATATACAGATGCAAGAAAGCAATTTACAGGTCTTATGGACGACATATCCCCAGATTACAAAGCTGCACGTGCTGAGGCTCAACGGTCTATATTGCGTTCACAGTTACAGAAAGATTTAGTATCTACCAAAGGTCGTGGTACAGACTTTTATAACAAGATTCTGAAGAATGACGATAAATTTGACAAGTTAATGAATGGTTTAAAGAACGCACCTGAAGCTAAAGATCAATTACGTGACATGAAAGTAGCATGGGAACATTTGATCAACCCTGAAACCCCACGTGGCGTATATGGCAAGACAGAAACAGGTCTAGCACAAGCCAGAGGATGGATAAACAACATATTAGAAACTTGGCAGAATATGACGGGAAACAAACAAGGAATTGAAGCTACACGGTTTTTTAATAGCCCAGAATGGCCAAAGGCATTTGATAACATAAAAAAAATACAAGATAAGGATAAAAGGTCAAAAGAAATGGTACAATTGTTAGGTAAATTATCATCAATGCAAGCAGGAAGCAAAACAGCTGACGTAATGTCACGGAGACAAGAATAATGGCAGTATCATACAATTTAGGTTCAACATCATTTTGGTACTTTGCTGACAATAGTGGTAAAGCATTGGTGGGTGGATATCTGTGGTCATATAAACAATTAACGCCAAACGTACTTAAGCCGATTTATTCAGATTCAGGCGGTCTTAGTCCATATTCAAACCCCATCCCTATTACTGGTAATGGTTTTGTAGTTACACAGCAAAACTTATATTTTGCAGATGACGAAGCATATTATCTTGTAGTAACAGATTCACCAGTTGAAGGTGGTGGTACTATATTGTATCAAGCTCAGAACTATAGCGCAGCTGGATCAGGTGGTGGTAGCCCTCCAATTACTAATTATGTAAACTTGAACAACCTTATAACTAATGGTCAGTTTTTGTTTAACGCAAGCCAAAATGTGGCAACACCTATTACCACAGCCTTAACTACTATTGCTCCAAGCAATCACAATGGGTTAACAACGCCAGACATTGTATTGCGAAAAAACAGTGTGTTATCAACTGACAGTATAAACTTTGTACAATTTAACCAAGGTGATTCTACACCTACACAGTCACCACGATACTATCTAGAATATGCATGCACCGTAATCGGCGCAGAGACTCAAAAAGATATAGAGTTTCCAATCTCCGCTCATACACGTACCCTTGAAGGTGAAGTCACTACTTTCTCGTTTTGGGCACGAAGCTCAACTAATAGCACCGTAAACGTGTTCGTTAGACAATATTTCGGTGACGGCAATAATTCTCCATCGCCTTCGGCTATATCAACTATGCAGCCTCAAGTATTGACAACATCGTGGGTGAGATATAATTTTAGCGTCGTTGTCCCATTAACCAACGGTAAGACAATAGGTAACTGCGGGAATGATTATCTTGTAGCAGTAATAGCAGCACCTACGTCACAATTGTTTAACATAGACATTACTAATGTTATGTTTTTTGATGGCGCATTAAACACAGAATACCCATACGAAGTACAAGATCAAACAGCATCTGTATTGTACTCCCCACGTACTGGCGACGTTAAACTAGGTTTTGAAAACGGTGTTAACGCTGCATTTGGATGGCTACCAATGAATGACGGCACAATTGGATCTGCAACATCTGGCGCTACTCGTGCAAAAATAGACACATTTCCACTGTACAAGATGCTGTATGACAACGTACTTGACACATGGGCACCTGTCAGCGGCGGCCGTACTGGGGATGCAGCTACAGACTTTGCAAACAATAAGACATTATCGTTAACCAAAGTTCTAGGTCGTGCATTGGCAAGCCAAGGGGCAGGTGCAGGGTTAACCCCGCGAGTACTTGGTCAGACATTAGGTGAAGAGAATCATGTGCTAACTATTCCAGAAATGCCATCTCATGATCACGCATCACCTCCTGGAACGGGTGGGTTTTTTGCTGTACAAGGTGGTGGAGGCGGGTTGTCCGGTGCTGGAAATGTAAAAGCATTTGGCGCATCATCTGCCAATGGCGGAAATGGCGCACACAACAACATGCAGCCTACATCATTCATGAATGTTTACATTAAGATATAACGGAGACCATTATGACACAGGTATTTTCTACAACGATAGACCCGCAAAACCGTACGGCTGCCGTTGGCATAATGGCCACACGTGGCGGTGAAATAGTACTAGACGCATATGTGAATGCTAACAAGGAAATGTTTAAATTCCTGCATATCTCGACAGGTGGTGACGTAATCATTGAAGGCATAGACGGCACACCAATGCCATGGTATGGGGCGAGTTCTGACAGTGTAATACCGATTGCAGGATTTAGGGTACTTACTACGGCTATCATAAATGGTAACCCAAAGACCACAACAGCGACTGGCATCACTTGGTATGGCGGTGTATAGAGATGCTAAATCCTAACACGATGTGGGATACAAGCTGGGCTTGGTTTTTTATAATCAATGGGTTTGGAACAGGTTCCCCAGCTGGTGGGTCATATATAATTACTGAAGATAATAACTATGTTGTTACAGAAAGCAGTGACAATGTAATAACAGACGGAATTTAACAGAAACGCACACGGAGCATTACACATGGCTGACGTAAAATTTTCTCAATTTGTAAATGGTAGTAACTTACAGGTTACTGGCGATCAATTAGTCGGTCTGCGTAGTGGTATCAATACTAGATTCAGTGCTAACAATATTGCAGGTGTTACGCAAATACAAAACGGATCATATGTACATGCAGTTGATACCGGTGTAGCAAATGCTTATGTAATCAATATTAATCCAGTTCCAACCGGTTATATTGACGGTCAATTATTCACATTTAGAGCAGCAAATACAAATACTGGTGCATCTACTATTAATATCTCCGGTTTAGGGGTCATTGCTATTGCCGCCAATGGTGGAATTCCATTGACTGGAGGCGAAATACTTGCTGATGGTGATTACATTATTGTAATTAATTCAGTGTATGGGTCTGCTATTTTGGTTAACTCCGCAACCACCGATAATATTGTAAACACAAATAGTAAATATGTTGCACCACAAGGGTCTGACACTGCTGGTGATGGAAGTATTTTAAATCCATATAAAACAATAGCATTTGCGATATCAACTATTACAACTGCAACAGACGTTAACCCTTTTAATGTTGTATTAATTGGTGGTTTTTATCAAGAGCTTTCAGTAATCGCTTTAAAACCTCATGTTAATTTGTGTTCATATACTGCGGGTACTGTTATTGACAACTTGTCACCAATCGGTTTGGATCCTACGTGGGACACTGTTGCTAATCCGCAGGTTAACATAGAAAATTTACAGTTTGGTGGCAGTATATTTTTAGATTTTGCAACAGTACCATTGGCGTCAAATGGTTTTGTTTGGATTAAAAATATAAAAACACTAGGACTATTTACAGTAAACGGTTCTACAGCACCAATGTACGTGTTTATGTATGATTCATACATCACTGATTTTGTGATGAATAATATTTACGTACAAAGTTTTAATAACTTTTATACTTTTAGTTTTACTGCTGGAAACATTCCATTTACA